CACAGCAGCCCTCGTGCAGGGTGTCTGTTGGCACACCGCATTGAGGGCAGACGAACTGTTCATCGCTCATGGCGACCTCCAGTGTTTGGGGTTAGGCGGTGGCTTTGGCGATGGCAGCTTTGGTATTAATCAGCAACTCAGCCTTTTCGCTTTCGTAACGGTCTGGATGCCATTGCGCATCTATCGCCGCCCAGCGACGTGCAATGCTCAGTAGCTCGTCGCGTTGCTGCGTCAGCACCATTCGGTCAAGTTGAAGCTGAAACAGATCAAGCGAGCCGGACTCAATTGCGTCGGTCGCAATGTTCTGGCAGGCGTTCCAGCACGCTACAAGGCGCCGGGCGTTGCTCTCGGATGGCGCGCCCGTTTCAGGGTCAATGACATCAGCCGCAACAGCCACATCGTCTTCGGGACGTCGGATGAAATACTCGTCAACCGTGATGCCGGACTTGCTGCCGAACCCTGCGCTGGAAAACTCCAGAGGGCCTCTTGTGTGTTCGCTCATGATTTGCTCCGTGGGTTCGGTTCACCTGTATTCGTCAACACTCATGCTTCCCGCTGGTTGCCGATGGGCGCGGGGTGAGTGCTGACGGGTAGAGGCGGGGAAGGGCGTAGGTATATCGCTGCTATATTTGATCCAGATGTTCGGCGCAAAGGAGAGCCAAATGAGCTGGGATGAAAGCCGATATAAAGCAACATGCAACGCGTGCGGCCATGAGGGTGTTCAGGTCAGGCGGTCAAATGAATTTGGCGTGCCTGATGATCGGTGGGAGGGATTCGAAACCGTCCCGGCGAACGACTATGATTACTGCCGAAAACGCTCAGAAGCGCACGTGCCTGTTTGCCACTGCAAGAGCAAGGATATCGTCGTCGGTCCTCTGATTCAGTGAGTGCGCAGGCGCCCGGCACTACCCGGGATGTGTCGAGTCTGGCCAGCTATGCCCTCGGACTCGCCTGCGTTGTTCGCCCAGGCTCGCTACTGGCGACTGCCTGGGTTTGCTGCATCAAGTTGTCTGCATGCTTTGGGGTGGCCTACCGGAGTTCCGGCCAATGCGCGGTGACATCGACGACACAACTGTCCGCTGCCTGTGAGGGTGATGGGCGAAGCCTTCAGGCTTGCTACGCCACGCGGGTGGATCACTGATCTACTTCATGGCCGTATCTCCTGTTGTTCACTCACTGGGAAGGCAGTGGCCACCTATTGAATGGGTGATGCAGAAGGCCGGACGCTACCCCGGCTATGGAACGTTCATGCTCTGTGTAATGGCCGCAGCGCGTTCGGTATCGCCCGATCACTCGGCAAGGCTGCAGTACGTCCGAATCCAGGGGCCTGTTTCCACCAATACAAGAAGGTGTGCACTTACCCACCTTGGTTCCAATCCCCAAGGAGCGATCCCCATTGAGTCATGCCGCTTGTAGCGTGTCTGCGAGGCTCAGTATCAAGCCCGTCTTTCCACGCCGCTTCTGCATCGGGCTGCTCTCAGGCTTCCGGTGGAGGTTCTTGAACAATCTCAAGACTGCCGTGAAAGGTGGAGAGCAGTCCGATGCAGCCTGGTGCTGGGGAGTACCAGGGCCTCGGGCAGTTAACGACATGCTGTCGTGGCGCTGGTTGTTCAGTGGTGCAGCACGCCCCGGCCAAAGGGCTTGAAGCAGCAGGCGCAAACTGCAACGCCCGTTTCCTGCTCCAGCTCAATGCTGCGCGCAGTGCGGCGGTAGATGTTCGCCGCGAAGGTCAGTCCGGTGCGCTCAGCCTCATCCGCGATCTGCAGCCATCCAGCGATTGCTGGGTTCGGAGCTGGCTTTGGCGCCAGTTCGATTTCGATCTGCATCGTCTTGCCCTCGGTTGTTTTCCCAATGCCCACCGCTCTGGATGGGCATCAGTGAAAAGGTGCGTCATGCTTCAAGCAACCTGCCCGAGAACCTCGCGGGAGAAGCTCTGAATGTTCATGTGTGCGCTGACTGTCATAGCCTTGCGCTGCTTGATGTGGCTGCGCAGCGCAAGGTCCGCCATGTCGGCCGGGTCCGCTTCGAGCGCTGCAATCGCCTCATCAACTCCGCCAAACCACTTCTCCAGCAGCCTGGCGCACGATGCAGCTGCTTCGTTAACCACCTCGTCACTTGCCTCAAATACCGAATTGCTCATCGTTGTATCTCCTTTGATTTCCAATGCCGCCTCATAGAAGCGGCATCAGTAAATCTGTGGGTGTTTAATCTCCACCACGCGCATCGCCCGATTCATATCTCTGGCCGGCGTCACACATTTCGTGGACGGTGTTCTTCGCCGACCGGCTTGCGTGGTTTCGCGTACTCACATCGGGTGAGAACGGCCAGTTCCAGAGCTGGCGTGGAGATTGAATTTATTGCTCGCCCTGTGCCCACTACTGGGGATCAATCTGCGAGGTTCCCGTGCTGTTAAAGAGCGGCGGGCGGAGGCCCTTCGCAGTAGGTGTGTCGCTGCGATGGGTTTAATTTAGCTCTAAGCTAAAATTACGTCAATAGCTCAAAGCTAAATAAATTTAGCCGACGACCAATTTCCTTCGGAGGGAGGGCGATACTTCGCGTGGGCAACTTCGCGTCTTTACGTAGGGCTTAGCAGTGCGCTATGATTTTCTAAAGCTGTACGTATATACAGTCTAAGGAGTAGGCGATGATCGCGGCACCCGAAGAAAAAGAAGTCGAGATACCAGCAATGTCAGGTATGGAGCGGTTAAGCCTGCGGGTATCAGAGATGATCAATCACCCGATCGCGAAGCTTCAGCGCTGGGTGAACATCCATCGCCTGGACACGGACGGGGATCGGGAGTGGGAAGAGGTGCTAGGTGTGATCGCCGAGACGGATGAACTTGAGCTGACGCTCAATGACGACGGCAGCGTGACCGTGAGGTGGGAACAGCAGAAAGTCGAGGTGGCGGGGAGGGGAGAGGTTGAGTTTCAGCAGGAAGAGGAGTTGGCGCCTTTCTGACGGGTATGAAAAAGCCCGCGCATGGCGGGCCTTAACTTTGTGCGATCAGCTACGCTTGCGGCGCGATGATCTGAATATCGCCGAGCAGGTCGCTAGCCGAGCGAATATTGTCGCGAGCTGCTAGCGCGTCGGCCTCTGAGCCAAATGGCCCCACAGCTACGAATTTCGCCGATCCTTTCGTGGTTGGGAAGCCTAGGCACTTAACTGATCTGGTCGCCTCGGCGTGCGCCCATGGCTCGCATACAACTCGCACCGTCCACCCTGATTTCAACGGCGCCTGTGCAGATGATTGCGGTAGCACATCACCACCACAATGCTTGCACTTTATAGCAGCTCGCTTGATGGTCTCTGCGCACAGCGGGCAGGGGCGGGTATCTGTTTCGGCCTCGGCTTGCGTCGCAGTGGATTTGCCGCCGAGAAGCACCATAAGCAAGCCGGCGAGCGCAATTACACCCCCAACAATGGTGTGGATCTGGCGGTCAGCCATGAGCCCTAGGTTATTCACTCGGCCGCCGGCGCCGGTAGGCACGGACACATCCATGCTCAGCGCGAAGATCAGCCAGCACGCGCCGACGATCAGCGCGAATGTCCCAAATCCTTTCATCGGATCCCTCCCATAATTGAGTCAGCACTTTAGCATTCGTGGCGTACAGCCAACTATGAGTCTCGGAGGGAGGGCTAGCGAGTCCCTCCAGGCCTATAACTGCTCGTGGAGCTCGTCGTCGACTTGCTGGCTCTCTGGATTGCACAAAGCCATGTAGTAAGCCACGCACCAGCCGATCAGCGTCCATCCGGTCAGTAGATTTATTACAAATATCCGGCGGGGAGGAATCGGTTCGACTAGGGCTGTATAGATTGAGGGGAATAGGTAGAGTGCTATGGCGCTGATGTAGAACATAAGATCAGCTGCAAGAGCGACTCCATTGTCGCCGCTACTGATGAAGAAGCTGATCAGGCAGGTGGGTGCGAGTAGTGCTAATCCAAAGACCCTCATCGCAGTTTCTCCGTGAAAACTTGGCGATAGCTAATTGATACCATGCGGCATTTGCTTTGGATAGGGGATGTTTTTCTACTCAGGCAGAGGGCCCCACATAAGAGTCGGGCGGTAACCTCAGTACGTGGATGCGATGGCCTGCGCGAGCTGCTGATCATTCATCAGTGGCGGTGTGTAAGTCGTACGATAAAAGCGCACCGCCTGCTCAAACTCAGCACCGCGGATCTCGCCATCCGAACCTATGAACGCTAGGGCGTCGGTTTTGGCTGACTTGAAAATCTTTGGCGGTTCGGTCGTAAGAGAAGTGGTGAATCCAACTAAAATAGTTGGCGCGGAGATTGTGAGAAATATCGCTGCAGCGATAGGGTTGGCGCCATCACCTGATACGGCCTGAGTGCTGACCGATGCCAGTAGGGCGATTGCCAGCGTCTTCCATGAGTCCATGCTTCGATGCTTCCATTGCGATCTGGGGGCGCCACCATAGCAGAGCAGGACGCCCGCCAGATACAAGAAGCCCGGCGCTGGGCCGATTGTACTGAATTAGCTCAGGAAATGTTTGGCTGCGGCGCCCAGCGCCGCTGATGCTAATGCGCCAATAACCACGGCAGCCCCGAGATATTTAGCCATAGTAACCTTAATGCCATTTACGTCTTCAGAAACCTTTTTGGTATCGGTTTTGATGCTGGACACATCTTTTTCGATTCGATCAAAACGGGCCTCTGAGATTTTTTCCCAGGCTTTATCTCTCTCTGCCTGCGCAGCAAGGAATCCTGCGAATTTTTCGGAGAGTGCAGCATCTCTGGCAGTTTGTTCGGCGCGGAATGACTCCTGACGAAGATCGAGTTCGCGGCGTAGCTGACCGTCACGAAGCGCAATCTCATTCCTGTAATCAAGAACGCGCTTTTCTGCCTCGTGCTCCATTCTGTCAATACGCTTATCCATCCGCTCCTCAATGGCAGATAAGGTTGAACTGAGTTCTTCGCGAGTAATGTCATTCATTGGCTCAGTATGGCGCTTGGGTGTTGCTCTGTCATCCTTCACATACTTTGTCGCGGGCAGATGAACCTCCCCGAAAAGCTTGCCGTCGTAATTATTCATCCTTTTCTTGGCTCGGATTCTTAGCGATCCAATCGGCTATAAATTTCGCTCGGTGCTCTCTTAAATAGCCACAGTTACTGCACTCCAAGGCAAGGTTGTATGCTGGTTCATTTCCAAATGTAGCCTGCAGTGGCATTAGAAATACTGTAGTGCCGTCAACATCAGCAAACGGGACGATCCATTTTTCATTGCCGCAGCACATGCATTTTGCGCTAGGGGTTTTTTCCGTCAAAAACCGTATGGCGTCGTTGAATTTGATAATCATCGAATTTCCTTTTTCCACTAGGCGTATGAGCTGTTACAGCATCCCGCCGCGCCAAGCCCCGCGCCCGACAACCTAATCTGTCGTGGCTACGGCGTCACACTGGTTGCCCGTTCCACACGTAAAGCACCCGAGCGAGGATGTGGGTGTCATCCACACGTATGTCCTCTGGGTCGTGATGTTTGTTATCCGAGATCATCTTGAAACAATCCTTGCCTTTCTTCTGCAAACGCTTCACGTACAGCATTTCGTCGTGAGAGAAGAGGTAGATGCCGTCCCCAGTGAACTCCCGAATCGTAATGTCCACGAGCAGCGGGTCGCGATCCTTGATCGTTGGCGCCATCGACTGACCCCATCCGGTGATCATCTTTAGGTGGAAGTGCTCTTTGAAGGTGACGCCCAGGTCGCGCAGGTGCTTGGGGCTGACTCGCACGTCCTGAAGCATTTCCGGGTACTCGTGCGGGATCTGCCCGCCGCCCATCGCCGCGCGCACATCGTAGTGGGCGATCCACACCTCGTCACCAACTTGTCCAGGGCGAGAGAAATCGACGGTTATGACGTTGCTCGTCTCATCCGCCGCCGCGATGATCCTGTCACGGGCGATGCTCGTTAATCCTTTGACCTTCGAAAGCATCTGCTTGATCTGATCCGCTGCGGTTTGTGCGGGCGCTTCACCCAAGTCGTCGCCCGAAGTTTGTCCTTCGCCGTGGCTCATCGACTCGCCTTGCGATATGGAGTCAAACCATCCCCTAGGCAATCTCTCGATCGCCTCGATTCTCCGAGCTACGTCATCCCCCAAGTTCTTTGCCGTCTTGTCCGACAAAATCTGACTTAGGTGCGCAGGCGCCATCCCCCAGCGCTCGGCGCACGCGCCTTTTCGCTGGGTTCCTATAAGACTGATCAGTTTCTGCTTACGAATCGCATAAATATCCATGCGGGCAAGAATGCCAGCGTTTAGCTGAATGCTAAATGTGCTCAAAGCTAAATATTCCTTGCTACGATATTAGCCATAAGCTAAATTTCCCCTATGTTTAAGGAGAGATCCCATGAATGACCATCTGCGTGACTGGCTCGCCAGCGCTTCAAACGAACGGCGCCAGTCGGTGGCTGCCGCCGCGACGACGACGGTAGGGCACCTCTGGCAGTTGGCAGGTGGTCACCGAAAAGCCTCTGCCGATCTGGCGGAACGCCTTCAGGACGCATCTGGCGGTGAGATCACCATCGCAGGTCTGCGCCCTGATCTTCTTGACCTGGCCCACAAAGTCCTGCGTGGCGCCGCCTGAAATCCTTGTCCTCCGTTTCATTGAAGCCAGATTAAAAGAGAGCAGTCCCCATGCAAACGTCCAGTTCCAGACACACCGTACAAACCCGTGATCAGGTGCTGGTCGCCCATGCTGCAAATCAGATCGCACGCACCAGCTTGAGCCAGGACGATTTCGCCCAGACGCTGAGCCGCGAACTGCACCTGTCGATTCCTGATCGCGCCAAGAAGAAAGACGTCCCTGACTTCAATTCGCCCGAACTGACCGGCGACGTGAGTGAGTTTGTGAAAGCGACAGGCCGCTGGCTCAAGCGAGTACAGCGCTGGCTGAACGGCGATCAGGAAATGCCGTCGTGGCTGGAAGAGTCTTGGGTCAATGCCCTTGAGCCTGAATACCGTGATCACTGCCTTAACGAGCTGGCGAGCCGCCACGGCCTGACCGGCGCCCGTCAGATGACCAGCGACCAATGTGCGAACAAAAGCTTCGGTGCGCTGATCCGCGCGCTGGGCGATGTGATCGACACCGGAAGCGAAGTGTTTGACGACCAGGTGATGTGCGAACTGGATCTGCCGCATTTGCCGGCGTTCGCCAAGCAATGCCGTCAGGTTGAGGCGAAGGCGGGGGAGTTGGGGCGTAGAGCTGAGCAACTGCTCGCGGCGGCTCGTCCACTTAAATCTATCGCCTGAATCACAGGCACAAAAAAGCCGACGTACGAGGTCGGCTTCTTCTACAGCTGTAAGCGAGAGAAATCATGCCAAACATTGTTCTGATACACAACCCTCGGGGGTTCACCCGAATGGACAACCAGATGATGGATGGCTTGATGGCCATCGATTTGTCGGCGCGCGAAATGAAGATCGTTCTGTACGTGGCAAAGGCCACCTTGAACTTCAGCACGGGCGCCCATCGCATCCCGGCGGTCGATATCGCCAAGGCAACCCACATACACCCTGACACGGTATCGAAGGCTATCTCCGGCCTGCTGCGCCGTCGCGTGCTCTACCGTGAAGGCGGTGCGCGCGGTGACATCGGCGTTTGCGACCCAAAAGAGTGGATCTTCGTAGTAGAGCCGAAACAGACCATATCGTCTGATTCGGCTCAAGTGGTCCGAATCGGCTCTGCCGCGAAACAGACCAAAACCGACGACTCCCTTCTTTATACAAAGAAAGAACCCCTATTAACTCTTTCTTCGAAAGAGATTAATCCGCCCCAAGAGCCAACCGAACCACCGAAGCCTGATCGAAAGGCTCCGTTCCGCATGACCCAGTTGCTGGCCGACAACCCGCACAACGTCCCTGAACAATTGCTCGCCGACTGGCTGACCCAGCGTAAGGCTAAGCGTGCCGCTGTGACTGCCACCGTCTGGTCGACCGTGAACACCGAACTGGCTAAGTGCGCTGAGGCCGGGATCACCGCTGACGAGGCAATCACCGAAGCGCTGAATTCCGGCTGGCAGGGTTTCAAGGCTTCCTGGGTGATCAAGCGCCTGGCGGAATCCGCACCGGTGCCAGCGCCCCAATCGCGTCACACGGGCTTTTCTGAGCGCAACTACACCGATGGCCTGATTCAGCGAGAGGACGGTTCCTATGCGATCTGAGCCCGCCCAGCAAACTCCTGAACTACCGCCCGGAACCCGTATCCAGCCCGCCGAGTGCGAGACCCACGGCCACTACGACCAGAAGATTTTCCCGGTGCTGGGCAAAGAGCTGAAGAGCGGTTGCCCTGAGTGCAGCCGAATCATTCGCGAGAAGGCTGAAGCTGCGGAGTTGGCCAACAAGGCGATGGAGCTCCGCATGGCTATGGAGCGCAAGCTCGGCGCCGCGCTGATCCCCAAGCGCTTCGGCAGCAAGACCCTGGACGGCTACGTCGCCACCACCACGGAACAGCGAAAGGCGCTGAACACCTGCCGCCGATATGCCGCTGAGTTCGCGCAGATCGCCGAGACTGGTCGCTGCCTGTTGTTGCTGGGAAAACCCGGTACCGGTAAGACGCACCTGTCCGTGGCGATCGCCAACGAGATCATGGCCAAGTCATCCGCGACCGTTGTCTATCGCACGATCGGTGCCGTGCTGCAGGCCATCCGCGCCACCTACGACCACTCTGGTGACCAGAGCGAAAGCCAGATCCTTTCGAGCCTGATCAGCCCCTCGTTGCTCATCCTGGACGAGATCGGCGTCAGCAAGGAGAAGCCCAGCGACTTCGAGCTGACCACGCTGTTCGCGATCATCAATGGCCGGTACGAAGAGCTGCGCCCGACGGTCATCGTTTCCAACCTGGACGGCCAGTCGCTGCCGGCCGCCATTGGCGAGCGCTGCATTGATCGGCTGCGGGAGGGCGGAGTGATCGTCATTCCCTTTGAGTGGGAATCGCAGCGCGGGAAGGAGGGTTTCTGATGTCCGACAAAATCAGCGTCAACTGCCAGGCCAAGCTCTCCGAAGTCATCACCAAAATCAGCTCCATGTACAAAGACAAGAAGTACGTCGTCGTGACCCTGCGCGCGGGCAAGGACCGCACGCTTGACCAGAATCGGCTGTGGTTTGGGATGTACAAGCGCATCGCTGAAATGACCCAGATCGGCGACCCGGCCGACGCCCGCCGCTACTGCAAGCTGCACTTCGGCGTGCAGATCCTGCTGAACGAGGATGCCGGCTTTCAGGCCGAGTGGTACCGGGTCATGCGCCATCTCCCCTATGAAACGAAGCTGGCCATGATGGGCGAGTGCCACTTGTTCGGCCCCGACGGATTCCCGGTGACCAGCCTTTTCAACCGCGCCCAGGGCATCAATTACACCGATCGCATCGCTGCCTATTTCACAGGCCAAGGTGTGGTTTTCACTGATCTACTCAGCAAGGAGGCTGCATGATCGCCAAGCAACCCAAACCGAAGAAGTGCAAGAACCCGGCATGCGGCATCAGCTTCCCGCCGCAGCGCCTGGGCCAGGCCGTATGCAGCCCGAAGTGTGGCCTGGCCATCAAGGACGTGAACCAGGCGAAGGCGCGCAAGTCGCTGGATCAGGTTGAGCGCCGCGAGATCAAGGTCCGTAAGGAAAAGCTGAAGGGCCGCGGCGAACACATGCGTGAGGCTCAGCAGGCGTTCAACGAGTACATCCGCACCCGGGACCAGGCCGCCGGCCACCTCTGCATCTCCAGCGGTAAGCCGTTGGACTGGAGCGGTAACGCAGTAGATGCGGGTCATTACCGCAGCGTTGGCTCGGCACCACACCTTCGCTTCGATGAGCGCAACTGCCACGCCCAGAGCAAGCAGGACAACCGTTTCCTTTCGGGCAACGCCGTGGACTACCGGATCGGGCTGATCGCGCGAATCGGTCAGGAAGCAGTCGACGCCCTGGAAGCTGACCAGAGTGTGCGCAAGTACACCGTCGAGCAGATCAAGGGCATCAAGGCCTACTACCGGGCGAAGACCAGAGAACTCAAGAGGGCTGCAGCATGATGAAACTCAACTCGGCACGCCTGGCATGGCATGACGCCCTCTACACGCCGTGGGATAGCCAGGGCTCGCACATCGAGCAGATCGGCCTTCTGGGTTGCACCATCCAGACTACAGCCAAGTCCGTGAATAGTCGGCACGCCATGCACCAATCGATATCGGCTCGGATTCAGCACGCCATTGCAACGCTGCCCGGCCAGTTCAAGGCGTTCGGCAATCACATGTATAGCCCTATCGCCACGGCTGACGACAAGGAAGAGGCTGAGGAGGTTGTTTTCCTGCGCGCTTACAACGCTGGGTCCAAGATGTACGCGAAGAAGTTCGAGAAGGCCAGGCTTGTTGCGGCCGGTGTGCTCCACCGCTATCGCCGGATGCACCAGGGCGGCCAGAGCGAGGGCGTGGACCCTTGCTCGACGCCCGAAGCGTTTCGTTACTGGCTTGAAATGGAACTTGGACTGGAGCTTTCATCTGAGCAGTGGGGCAGGGAGTGGGGCGGCTTCATCGACCTCTGCTTCGAGGCGTGCAATGATCTTGATAAGGCGGCACTTGTGCCGGTATCAAGATGTATCAACATGATGAAGGAAGCAGCATGAGCAATGTCAGCACTCTTATGGATGCACGGCAAACCTACCATTTCACATCCAATGGAGCTCGTGTCAAAGAGATCCACGTTCACGATCAGGCAACTTGGGACATCCTGACTGACCCTAAGGAATTCGTCATCAAGCACGATCCATCAGTGGATTTATGGACGCTCGATGATATTCCGCTTCTTCTACGGCCTGATCCGGAGAAGGTAGGCGACTTCACTTTTGTGTCTTGATCGATATCGGGCGAGCATATTTTCACTATGCAGTTGACGAAATGTCCGGCTGACAGTATTGTTTCACCACATTGAGTACTTTGCCTACAGCAAGTTGCTCCACTAAGCCCGCCAATGAGCGGGCTTTTTTGTGCCCTTCAGAAACGAGAAAGCCCCGCCAAGTGCGGGGCTTTTGCGTTGCGGCGAAAAAAGAGAGGGCGACCCCAGAGAGTGCTGTAACACCCAAAGGAGCCGCCAGATCGCAGATATAGCCTGCAAGCCAGCCAAGGCCCTCACTGCTCGCGCGAGCGGGACGGAGCCTAGCAGAAAACTAAAAGACTTTGCAGATGTTCAAAGAATTTCGTTGTGGAAAATGCAACCGATTACTCGCCCGTGTGGGTGAGTTCAGCCACGTCCAGATCAAGTGCGCGCGGTGCGCGACCTTGAATCATTTGAAGATCGAGAATCTCAAATCATCGCCCTTGAGCGAGAAAGAAAACGACTTTGTCGATGACTTAATCTAAAAGGGCAATTTATGACTATAGAACTTGGTATTACGTATGTAACCCCCGATGACTACTCTTCGCTGATCCACATGGGGACGGGAGGTCGAAATCCTCAAGAAGTAATGCGTGAGAACGGCCCCCCTCCAGTTCTCGATGAGCTATATTCTCGAGCGTCCGCATACTGTGGCCCGGATTGGTTGAAAGCTTTTCAGGCGCAGGCTGCAAGTGGTGACGAGTACGGCTTGGGTGACACAATCAGAATTTTATCTTTGGTAGATTTGCGTTGTGTAAATGGTGCGGATCTCACTACAACCTATGAAAGTACTCGGGTTGCTGTTGGTAACGCAATGATGCGTGGCGCTCAAAGCCCTTACACTCCTGCTGGGCGTGTCTTCTCGGGAGGTAATCTGACGGCAATTCATGCATTTGCTCATTCTATTTTCGGCAAAGGAGAGGCGGTAACTTATCCTATCGAAAAGATTGGGATGAGTATCGATGTTAATGGTCTCCAAGCTTTCAAAGATACCGTGAAAAACTCGGGGGTTGGCTCAACTCCAGTGGATTTTCGATTTACACGCGACACCATGATGGACGGAGTTGTTCCAGGTTTGACGCTTGGGAATATTACTCTACGAACGGTTGGTGTAATTACCAAAAACGCTAATGGTAGTTGGACTTTTGATGGTGTGGTTCGCGCCTTTGACGATATCTATGATGCGAATCCATCCACTCATCGTAGTCTTACTGGGGAGGCGCTAACTAGCTTTCTGAGCCAGCTTTCGCGTCAAAGCTATACAGTTAAGATTCCGGGCGAGATTCCGATTTCCACTAGCGGCTTTGTTAGTCCTTGATTCACCAATCCCTAGGTTGATGCTTTGAAGTATTGCCATGCCGGACGTATCGGTATGGCAATCTTCGAATGTGTATTTTGTGTGTAGAAATGTGGTTTTTTGACTGGCTAGCTTGACTGGTTGAATGCAATCCTTCTAATGTCAGTCATTATTTCGAAATGCTGAATGTAGGTGGGGATTGTATGGTGAACTCTTGGAAGTGGTTTTCTTTGCTAGTTGCTTTTTCATTGTTGGCGTTAATTTTATTTGTGTGGTCGGTAGCTGGTACGCCAGAGAATCCAAATGACTTGAGTGATACTAGCGGTATTCCGACTGCGTATATGTTTGCAACAATCCTTATGATTTGCGGTTTTTTTTCTTGGGGTGTTTCGTTGGCTGGGCTCCTAGCTTGCATTTTTGTCAGCTCTGACCGTGCCAAATTGAGGTTTTTTATTTCCTGTATCGCTAATGTTCCATGGGTGCTAACTGCCGGCCTCGGCGTTTTTTCCGTCGCTGCCTTTTCGTACGATTCGATAGTTGGAGTTTTGAGCGGAACATTGTTTTCTTCCGTTGCGATCTGTCTTTGCTTGGGGCTTTTTCGAATGGCGAAGCCTAAGCCAACAACGGCTTAAGATTTGCTCTAGGTCTTCAGGCTTCGTTCCTCACATTGCAGTGCAGTTTGATTCACGAGCCATCAAACAAGGCCTTGCTACGGTGCGAGGCCTTTCTGTTTTCGGCCCCGATACACCCTCGCTATGGCAGGGAGTGCTGCTGGGGCTGACCTATTTCAAACATGCCCCACGGAGTCGAGCGCATGGAGTATCTACAGCGCCTGCTCGACAAACTCGACAGGTTCGAATTGTTGATTGCGGGCCTCGTTGGCGCTGTGATCGCCAGCTGGTGGCACAAGGACGACCTGAACGACTGGCGAGCCTGGTTGATCTTCCTTATCACCGGCATGGCCTGTTCGATCTATCTGACGAGCATGGTCAGCACCTACCTGGGCGTGACCGAGCCAAAGATCGTCGCCGGCATCGGCTTCCTGTTAGGCGCATTCGGCGGCTCGCTCTTGGCGGCCATCAATCGGGCCATTAAATCCGCTGACCTTTGGGCGCTCATCCGCCAGCGGTTCGGGGGAGGCAACCCATGAATCTTGAGCTAATCAACTCCATCGCCTGCGGCCTTATCGCGCTGTGGGCTGCCTGGTGCGTATTGAGCGGGAAGGTGAGGGACGGCATCCTTGGGAAGCTGATCTACTCGGCCATCGCCATCAGCGGCTTTGTTGTGATGGCCCGTAACCAGAACATCTTCTTCGGCCCGACCACTGCTGGCCTGACGCTCCATGTGTCGCTGGCCCTGGCGGGTGTGCGGCATGTCTTCATGGTCACGTACTGGCAGCGCGTGAAGGTCTGGCTGTGCCGAACGTTGAACTGCGAGCATTGCCTGCACTGTGACAAGGCGCCTGGTGGGATCGAGCGCCGGGCCAAGTAATCCGCGCCACGTTTTCCAATGCGCCAAATCGTGGCGCGCAATCATGGTGACCTGAATGAGCGTCAAGGTGCTTGAGTTCAAGCGTGAGGGTTGGCGCGACGCAGCCAAGACCTTGCGCAAGATTGCTGATGACCTCGACGCCGGTGAGCATCCTGAATGCACTGTCGGCGCTTTGACGCTGATCGGCCCCAAAGGCCAGGTCACGGTATTTGGCCTGGGGCCGAAGTGCGACGACTTGCAATGCTTGGGCGCGATGCGCCTGGGTGAGCAGAAGCTGATTGACGTGTTGCTGGATAACGGGGAAGGGTAGGTGTGCCGCAGGTGAGTGCGGCACGGGTGAATCACGTCACTTTTAGCGCCGCTTGGATCTGATCGGCATATTTGCTCAGGTTATTGAGCTCTACCGCCAATGAAACACTGGTGTTAGATCCTGAGACCGCAGCCTCAATAAGTTGTGCAGCCGCTGCTACTGCGTAAGCTCTTGCCCTATCCGTGCCGTGATCATTATACGGAGAGGCTTGGTAAATATTTTCACCTACTGCGTTTGCCATGGTTCCATCCTTCCATTGAGTTGAGCCCCACCAATACCGGCAACGCGCCACTATTTCAAGCTCAAGGTGATCCATGGACAGGCCATACCCTCCATCGTCACTTCTCGACCTGTCTGATCTATCCGACTTCGGTATTCGGCTGACTCCAGCACCCGAGGTGTGGGAGTGGCTCCAAACCGAGATCCTGGCCGACACCGGCAGCATTCACAACGAAGACCATGCCCATCTACTGGATGCAGACATCCGGATCATGTGGGCGTCGTCGAGCTTCACCAAGCAGGGCCGCACGGTCCTGGGCCAGGCCGAACAGGTAGCGTTCCGCGCCGGTGGCTGGCAGAAAGCCCGGATGGAGCAACAGATGCGCGATTGGTTCGGCGACGTGCCGGCCTTCATCATCACCTTGGCTGCTGACTACTGCGCCGAGTGCAGTGACACCGACTTCTGCGCCCTGGTGGAACACGAGCTGTATCACATCGCCCATGCCACGGATAAGTACGGTCAGCCAGCATTCACCAAGGACGGAGCCCCCAAGCTGGAGATGCGCGGCCACGACGTAGAAGAGTTCGTCGGTGTCGTCCGCCGCTACGGTGCAAGCCCTGACGTTCAAGCGTTGGTGGATGCTGCAAACAGTCCTGCCGAGGTGGGGAAATTGAACATTGCGAGGGCCTGCGGAACCTGTCTGCTCAGATCGGCCTGATTCTTGACAGGCTCTAGACGGATGAGAATTTATGGCAGTCCTGAAAAATGAGGTGAAGAGCTTCATCGTTCAGGCGCTGGCGTGCTTTGACACACCGTCCCAGGTGGTGGAAGCCGTCAAGAACGAATACGGGGTTGTGGTGAGCCGCCAGCAGGTGGAGACGCACGACCCAACCAAGTCTGCCGGGAAGGGGCTTGCTGTGAAGTGGGTGACCTTGTTCCACGACACCCGCAAGCGCTTCCGTGAAGAAACTGCCGAGATCCCGATCGCCAACCGTGCCTTCCGACTCCGTGGCCTTGGCCGGATGGCTGAAAAGGCCGAGACCATGCGCAACTTGGCGCTGACCGCTCAGTTGTATGAGCAGGCCGCCAAAGAAGTAGGCGACGTCTACGTTAATCGCCGCATCGAACCTGAAAAACCTCTTGGCTCCCACGCGGACCAGCAGCACGCCGTTGCTGAATACACGCTGGAGCCAGATGAGCATGTCCCGACTTCCCCGCACCTTTGATCCACCGGTCAAGCTGACGCCCAAGCAGGCGAACATTTACTGCTGGGGCTTCCAGCCTGAGGCTCGCTTCCGCGATGCGGTGTGTGGTCGGCGGTTCGGCAAGACGTTCCTGGGCAAGGCCGAGATGCGCCGTGCGGCTCGACTGGCTGCTGAGTGGGGTGTGAGCGTCGAGGACGAGATCTGGTACGGCGCGCCGACCTTCAAACAGGCCAAGCGCGTGTTCTGGCGGCGCCTGAAGCAGGCCATCCCCGAGGCGTGGCGTGCTCACCGCCCGAACGAGACGGAATGCTCGATCACGCTTAAGTCCGGCCACGTCATGCGCGTGGTGGGGCTCGACAACTACGACAACCTGCGCGGCTCCGGCCTGTTCTTTGTCCTAGTGGATGAGTGGGCAGACTGCCCGTGGGCTGCCTGGGAAGAAGTGCTGAGGCCGATGCTCTCGACCTGTCAGTACCAAATCCCTGGTATCGGGATGCGCAAGGGCGGCCATGCGCTGCGAATTGGCACTCCGAAGGGCTTCAACCACTGCTACGACACGTACCTGGACGGCAAGCCAGGTGGTGAGCCGGATCACAAGAGCTGGCAGTACACGTCATTGCAGGGTGGCAACGTCCCCCCTGAAGAGTTGGAAGCTGCTCGCCGGAAGATGGACCCGCGCACCTTCCGTCAGGAGTACGAAGCTGGATTCGAGAACTACGCGGGCGTCGTCTACTACACGTTCCATCGCGATGAGTGCCGAACCAGCGAGCGAATCAAACCGGGCGAGGCGTTGCACATCGGCATGGACTTCAACGTCATGAAGATGGCGGCCGTCGTCTATGTCGTGCGCAACGATCTGCCGATGGCCCTGGATGAATTTCATGGCGTGCGGGACACGCCTGAGATGATCGAGAAGATCCAGGCACGGTTTCCGGGTCACTCGGTGGCGGTCTATCCCGACGCCAGCGGGCAGAACACGAGCAGCAAAAACGCGAGCGAGTCCGACCTGTCGCTGCTGAAGAAAGCAAAGTTCACCGTGATCGTCGACTCCACAAACCCTGGCGTGAAAGACCGTGTGAACTCGGTGAACGCTATGTTCCTGAACACCTACGGCGAGCGACGACTGAAGGTCAACATCGACCAATGCCCTCAGCTCACGTTGTGCCTGGAGCGACAGACTTACACCGACAAGGGTGAACCGGATAAAGACCCGAAAAAGGGTCACGACCACATGAACGACGCGGCCGGCTACTTCATCGCCAAGCGTTATCCGATCAAAGCGATCGTCACCTCTATCAAAATGGGATACGCCCGATGACCAACGACGTCTCCTTCAAACGGTCGGAATACACGGAGGTGCTGGACCGCTGGGCGACCGTTCGCGACGTCTGCGCAGGCCAACACCGTATTGTTTCCCGGCTGCCTTACATAAACGAACACGATGTCTCGCCGGAGAACAAAGACCGAAACAAGGCCTACCGCGAGCGTGCGGTGTTCAAGAACGCCACCGGGCACACCCGTAATGGGCTGCTCGGCCTGGCCTTCCATAAAGACCCGACACTGACGGTGCCGAAGAGCCTGGAATACCTTCAGGACAACGCCAACGGCTCCGGGGTGAGCATTTACCAGCATTCCCAGGGCACCCTTGAGAAGGTGCTTGAGGCGGGCCGGCATGGTCTGTACGTCGATTACCATCAGGATGACGGCGTTGGCGGGCACGCAGTTATCCTCACTTATTGTGCCGAGGACATCATCAACTGGCGCACCGGCATGGTAAATGGTCACAGCGTGCTGACGCTGGTGGTGTTGCGTGAGTCTCCAGAAATACCTGATGGATTTGGCTTCAAGACGGTTGAGCAGTATCGAGAACTTGCACTGGAGGCTGACGGGTTCGTCTGCCGAGTCTGGCGCAGGTCCGGTCCGAAAGGTGGCGGGCCGCTCGCGATCACCGAAGCGTTCAAGCCTGAGGGTGTCACTGGGCGCCTCAAAGAGATCCCGTTCACCTTCGTCGGCGCGCAGAACAATGACCCAAGCATCGACGAATCGCCGCTCTACGACATCGCAATGATCAACCTGGGCCATTACCGCAACAGCGCAGACTACGAAGACAGTGTTTTCTGGTGTGGCCAGGCCCAGCCGTGGATCAGTGGACTGGATGAGCAGTGGCGCGACTGGATGGAGAAGAACGGTATCTATGTCGGCTCCAGGGCACCAATGATGCTGCCGAGTGGCGGCCAGTTCGGGTATGCACAGCCTGAACCGAACACTCTGGTCAAGGAGGCCATGAACGACAAGAACCAGATGATGATCGAGCTGGGCGCCCGGATGGTGGTGGCGTCACTTGCCACCAAAACTGCTACCGAGTCGCGCGGCGATCAGTCAGCGTCCACATCGGTGCTGGCCGGGTGTGTTGCAAACGTCAGCGAGGCCTACACGCGAGCAATCATGTGGTGCTGCACCTACATGGGCATTGCCGACAAGAAGGTTGCCTACCAGATCAATCAGGAATTCGTTGAACTGACGGCTGATCCGCAAATGATCACCGCCTTGGTTGGCTTGTGGCAGAACGGCGGCTTCGCCAAGGCTGACTTGCGGGCGTATCTGCGCAAGCTGGGACTGATCGCGCCAGAGCGCACTGACCAGCAAATCGACGGCGAGCTGGAAGAGCAGGGCGACGGCCTGGGCCTGGACGATGAGGGCAAAGCAGATGGCAGCGAACCGAGCAATACTTGACGCGACCATCCGGCACGCGGTCTTCCTCGAAAAGCTCAAGGCCGGGGAGGTGGGCAAGTTCGCTCCCTTCCTCAAGGAGATTGACCGCTCGATCCGCGACCGGCTCACCCAGTCGGACCTCACCGAGTACAACACGAAGCGCCTGGAAGCGCTGCTGAAGGAAGTGGATAGCCTGCTGCTGGGCATCTTCGACCGCTACAGCGCGCAGCTGAACCTCGATTTGGTAGACATCGCCAACTACGAGGCACAGTTCGAGGCGACCAGCCTTGCCCGGTCGGCGCCGGTAGGTGTGTCGTTGGATGTGGTCGCGCCGACGGCCGCTGCAATCCGCACCGCTGTGCTGACCAATCCGCTCAGCGTGCGCGGCACAGGCGGCGGGAAGCTGCTCAAGGCCTTCATCAAGGGCTGGACCGGTGCCGAGCGTGAACGCGTCACGGGCAGCATCAGGCAGGGCTTCTTCGAGGGGCAGACGAACTTCCAGGTCATCCGCAATATTCGCGGGACCAAGGCTGCCGGGTACAAAGACGGCATCCTCGCGACCACCAACCGCAATGCAAGTACGGTCGTGCATACCGCCATTCAGCATGTGGCGTCCCAGGCGCGGATGGAGGTGGCCAAGGCCAACACTGACATCGTTTCCGAAGTCGAGATGGTCGCCACGCTCGACAGCAAGACCAGCCAGCAATGTCGGTCGATGGACAAGCGTCGTTTTGCAGTGGACTCGGGGCCGAGGCCGCCGTTTCACCCGAACTGCCGCACCACGTTCATCCTGTTGACCAGGCTCAGCGAGATGTTTGCCAAGGGTGCTACCCGTGCTTCGGTGGGCGCCAATGGCGGCCAGCAGGTCAGTGCAAGCTTGGATTATTACCACTGGCTTCAGCAGCAGCCAGCGGCGTTTCAGGATGTGGCTATTGGGCCTGTTCGGGCGAAGCTGTTCCGCGAGGGTGGCCTGACGGTGGAGCGTTTCGCTGAGCTGCAGCTAGACCGCAACTTCGCGCCGCTTACCCTAGTGCAGATGAAAAGCTTGGAACCATTGGCATTTGAGCGCGCCGGCTTGGCGGGATAGAGTTACCTGTTTCCATGGAGGGCTATGGCATGCAGTGGATGTATCTTTTTGCAATGATGGTTTTCGGTTTCGTAACAGGGTCAGTGGGGCTTGCTGTCGGAATAAATCTCAACCCGGACTCAACAGTAAGGTTCGTTCCTCTTTGGGGGGATGCTGACGCGTGGACTGTTTGGGGGACGTGGGCCGGCGCGGCTGGCACCATAATGGCGGTAGTACTCGCGCTTTATTACTCTCGTCATGATGACAAGGAAAAGCTGACACTGATCTCTGAGGTGCATGACCTCAAAGACGCGATGTTACAAGTTCGCCCACAGATGACTCTGAGGGTTGTGTGCACTGGGCGCTTGCCCACAACGATTATTTCAATAGGCCTAGGAACAGAAAAGGATCTAGCCACGTTTTACCCCATAGCCCGATATACAACCAAATATGACTCTCGAAAACATTTATCTAGAGGCGAGATTTTTGAGGCGACGCTCGATGCGCAGGCCATTTTCCTGATTGGAGGCGATTTCTCTCCTTACATAGGACTTGATGCCAAAAACCTCAGATTCGTAGTTAAAACGGGGCTTAAAGACTATCGAGAAAAACTAAGTCCTGAGGCCATCGCGGTTTTATCGGCCGCACTGGCCGAAGCGTAGATTTCTCTTACTACATCAGCTTTCCGGAATCGAACATTTTTAATCCAAGCCTCGGCCATGCCGGGGCTTTTTATTGCCTGCTAAGCGGGCAAAACATACCCAAGGGGTGCATCAACGTGGCAGAAGAAAACGCAATCGACCTGGAAAACCCGGCAATCAAGGACGCCATCGCGACTGCCGTTGAAGCATCCGTTTCCGGCCTGAAAACCAAGAACTCCGAGCTGCTGGGCAAGCTGAAGGACACCACCACCAAGCTGACCCAGTTCGAAACCCAGTTCGAAGGCATCGACATCGACGCCGTGAAGGGCCTGCTCAGCCGCGCCGGCCAGGACGAAGAAACCAAGCTGCTGACTGAGGGCAAGGTGGACGAAGTCTTAAACCGTCGCACCGAGCGCCTGCGCGGTGACTACGACAAGCAACTGAAGGCCATCAGCGAGCGTGCAGAGAAGGCTGAGTCCTTCGCTGCCAAGTTCCAGGGCAAAGTCCTGGGTGATTCGGTGCGTGGTGCAGCACTGAAGGCCGGCGCGCTCCCTGAAGCAACAGACGACATCATCCTGCGCGCCAAAGGCGTGTTCACCCTCAACGAAGATGGCGATGCAGTCGCGGTTGATGAATCCAACCAAGTCATCCTCGGCAAAGACGGCAAGACCCCTCTGACCCCACTCGAGTGGGCGGAGTCTCTGCGCGAAAGCGCTCCCCACCTGTGGCCAAGGGCTTCGGGAACATTTGCCCCGGGCGGGGGTGGCGGCAAGGCTGCATTCAAGCGCTCCGAAATGACCTCCGAGCAGAAGCGCGACTTCCAGCGCAAGCACGGCCAAACCGCATATCTCGCATTGCCCAAGTAAGGGGACAAACCCATGGCTACAACCGTCAACAGCGACCTGATCATCTACAACGATGAGGCGCAAACCGCATACCTGGAGCGTGTCCAGGACAACCTCGATGTATTCAACGCGTCTTCCAACGGCGCGATGGTGCTCGACAACGAGCTGATCGAGGGCGACTTCCGTAAGCGCGCTCTCTACAAGCTGAACGGTTCGCTGGAGCACCGCGACGTCAACTCCGAAGGCAAGGTAACCGCCAAGAAAATCAGCGCTGGTGAAGCTGTCGGCGTCAAGGCTCCTTGGAAGTACGGCCCGTACCAGACCACCGAAGAGGCGTTCAAGCGCCGCGGTCGTCCGGTTGAGGAGTTTTCCCAGATCGTCGGTGCCGACGTGGCCGACGCGACCCTGGAAGGCTTCATCCAGTACGCGACTGCTGGCCTGCGCGCCGCTATTGGCTCCAACGCCGAAATGGTGGTCTCTGCCAACATCGAAACCGACGGCAAGAAGACGCTGACGCGCGGCATGCGCAAGTTCGGCGACAAGTTCGGCCGCATCGCGCTTTGGGTCATGCACTCGTCTGCGTACTTCGACATCGTTGATGAGGCGATCACCAACAAGATCTACGAAGAAGCGGGTGTCGTGATCTACGGCGGACTGCCCGGCACTCTCGGCAAGCCGGTACTGGTAACCGACACCGCGCCGGCGGACGTGATCTTTGGCCTGCTGCCAAACGCCGTAACCATCACCGAGTCTCAGGCTCCAGGCTTCCGCTCGTACGAAGTCAACGACGAAGAGAACTTGAGCATCGGTTACCGCGCAGAAGGCACCGTGAACATCGATGTGCTGGGGTACAGCTGGAAAGCCACCACGGGCGGCTCCAACCCAACCCTGGCCGCCGTCGGCTCCGCTGCCAACTGGGTCAAGCACGCGGGCAGCAACAAGGTCACCGCCGGCGTGATGATCAAACTGACTGCCACGCCTCCAGCCGGCGGCTGATAACAACCCCTGAACGCGGCCAGAAATGGCCGCCACGGAGATATTCATGAAACTGACTTACAGCAATCAGCTTGATGGCTTCGACCCGGATGAGCGTTATCGCAACCCGGGACACTTCGATAAACCGGAAGCGGGTGTAACCAGTGTGTTGGTGATTGGCGATTGGCCGATGGTGGTTGACGCCTATGAGTCGGTTGGCGTCGATGTTTCGGTAAAAGAGGGTGTTCGAGTACAGGTTGTCGGCACCGACAATCAGGCTGAACTGGAACGCCTCATTGCTGGGCTGCGCGCTGAAAACGATGCAGTTGTCTTCTTGGTTGGCGGCCTGAAAGCTGGCGAGATTGTGCGTCCGGAAGCGGGTGAGTTGGCAATCTGCTTGTTTGATGCGTTTGAATCCGCCCATACCTCTCTTGATGAGTTGACCAAGGAACGTGACGATCTGACCTCTACGGTCGGCGAGTTGCGTGGTGAGATTGAGGCGCTGAAGAAGGCCGCAGTCGCGCAGACGGCTGACGAGGCGGGCGAAGTCGCGGAACTGAAAGCGAAGCTGGACGAAGCTAAGGTGTCTTACCGTGCCAATGCCTCGAAAGAATCCCTGGAAAAGCTCGTCGCTGATCTGCCCAAGGCGTGATAATGCTGGCTGTCGGTGATCCGGCGGCCAATCTTAAAACCATTCCAGCGAGTTGACGCATGACACTCATCATCGAGGACGGCACCGGCAAGCCTGACGCCGAAAGCTACGCGAGCGCCGATGATCTGGCCCTGTATGCCGTGAAATTTGGCACGGTTATTCCCGCAGGCGTTCCCGAGCAGGAAGCGTTGCTGCGCCGGGCGGCCTTGGCGATGGATGCGCTGACCTGGAAGGGGCGCAAGACCAACAGCGAACAGGGTCTATCTTGGCCGCGCCGGGAGGTGCTGCTGGATCGCGAGATCAAGCCGAATAACTATCTGCCGGCGCGGATTCAGTATGGTCAGATGGCCTTGGCCGCTGAGATCCATCAGGACGATATTGACCCGGTGGAGAAGCGCAAAGGTGCGGTGTTGCTGGATCGTGTTGAGGGCACGGTGACACGGCAATATGCGGCTATCCCGCCCACTAGCAACCGGCTGTTGCCGGCGGCGCCGGACCGGCCGAGCGCCACGCAGTTTGCGGATTACTTGCAGAAGCGTGGGCTGTTCGCTGTGCGGGCATAATATTTATGGCTAATTGACATGCTGCCGATTTCAGTCGATCGTCTGGATTCCCCGAGTGAGTAGAGCTGCAACAGAGGTGGCTGAAATCGGAGGGTTATCAGATAACGACAGAGGTTATTAGCATGTTGAACAGCACCAGCAAATTTAAAGTCCAGAGCGTCATTCTAAATAACGGTAAGTTTGCGATTGCATCCGGCTACTGGGATGGCAAGCCTGACCTCCGAGTTGCTTGTCGGTGGCATGAAGAAGACGGTATTGGGTACCCACAGACGTTTGGGAAACCTCAATGGATGCTGCTCCCAGAAGTGGGTGTGGATATCCTAAATGCGTTAGATCCATCCAAAGCGAAAGTGACATTAACCTTCGGTTGATCTGAAGTATTTGAAGGAGCCCAGTCATCGCGCTGGGCTTTTCACATCTGGAGCCACCATGGCCTTCTACGACGAAATGGCCGCGATGGCTCTGGAGATGATCACAGAGTTCGGCCAACCCGTAACCATCAGCAAAACGGAATCGGGCGAGTACGACCCCGAGACCGGCGGCGAAGCACTAGGTGCAACCATCGAGCAAACAGCCCAAGGCATCCTGCTCGACTTCACCGGTCTCGAATTCCAAAACAACAGCCTCATCCGACAGGGCGACAAGAAGCTCAAGATCGCGGCACATGGCTTGGCCTGGGTGCCGGGACTGCTCGACAAGGTGGTCGCCCAGGGCAGCACCTGGTCAATCGTCCCCCCTCTGAAAGAGATCAACCCCGCCGGCACGCCGATCCTGTACGAGCTGCAGGTGCGCTCTTGAGCCGGCCAGGCAGCGGCCAATCTGGCAGCTTTGCCCTGAGCCTCGCCGAGTTCGCCGCCCAGACCAGCGAAGCCATCGACGCCAGCGTGCGCGAGATCATCATCGAGGTCGGCAGCAGCCTGATCCGCATGTCGCCCGTGGGCAACCCGGAGATCTGGGCGCAGAACGTCGCCCATCGAGAGGCAAACACGCGGGCGGCAGACGATTACGACTTCAAGGTCGCGGTCCGCAACACGATCATCAACCTCAATGAATCGAACTTTACCAAGGGCGGCAAGCTGCGGCAGGGGGTGAAGTACGCCAAGCCGCTGACCAAGACCGAGCGCGACCAAAATTTCAACGTGAACGGTCTGGTCGCTGGCAAGGATTACGTCGGCGGCCGCTTCCGTGCGAACTGGCACATCTCGCTGGGCGTAGTCGAGAGCGTCACCTTCGACGAGGTAGACCCGAGCGGCGCCGAAACCACCGCCGCGCTGGTCGCTGCAATGAGCGACTTCACCGCAGGCCAGATGGCCTACATCATCAACAACTTGCCCTACGCGATTCCGCTGGAGTTCGGTCACTCGACCCAGGCCCCCGGCGGTATGGTCCGGGTCACCGTGGCTCGCTTCCAGCAGATCGTGATGGAGGCCATCAGGAACAACCAGGTATGAGTCACGCACGCGCCCGTCAGGCCATCGAAGCGAAGCTGGCCGCATGGTCGGCTGCGCGCCCGATACGAGTGGCCTATCCAAATAAGCCTTTCGCACCGAACTCCTCCGAAACCTATTTGAGGGTTTACCAGCTACCAGCCAGCACCATCTGCCGATACCTGGGCGGTGATGCGTATGAGTACGCCGGTGTTTACCAGATCAGCATCGTTTGTCCCTCTGCTCAGACGATGTCCATCGCTGAGGCGCTTATCGATGAACTGACACTGCTGTTTCGCGTCGACACACCCCTGACCTGCAAGGGGTTCGAGGGTTTGATCACTGAGCCAGTAGATCAAGGGCCAACCATCACCGAGTCGGCGACCTACATGGTCCCGGCCAGCTTCACCTACCTGGGTGTCGCAGACCAACCGCCCGCCGGGGCATAACCTACCGCCATCAGGCGGGCACTCAAGAGGAAATACACCATGGCCGCACGCTTCCCGCTGCCGAACGGCGCTGTGCTGGAGATCGCCAGCGTTATGGGCTCCGCAGTCGCTTTCACCGCTTTGACCAATGCGAAACCGCCAATTGCTGCGTCCGTCGGGCACAGCATTGAAATGGGCGACGTCTTGTTGATTAACTCGGGCTGGGCGCTGATTAATGATCGCGCCGTAAAAGCGTCCGGGGTAACCGCCGACGCCTTTGCCTTGGCTGGTCTCAACACGACCAATACCGACAAGTACACCGTGGGTGCCGGCGCTGGCTCGGTGATCCCAGTGTCCGGTTGGACGCAAATTTCGAAGGTCACGTCCTTCACATCTTCTGGCGGCGAGCAGCAGTATCAAACTGTCGGCTACTTGGAGGATGACGACGACAAGCAGTTCCCCACCAACCGAAACCCCACCACGATCACCATCGTGGTAGAGGACCAGCCAACTGCCCAGTACGTCGAAACCGTCGAAGGTTATGACGACACCAAGGAGCTGGCCGTGGTCCGAATGAAGCTGCGTAACGGCGATCAGATCCTCTATCCGGGCTATGTCAGCATCACTCCCGACCCGACCATGGAGCGCAACAACGTCATGATGCGCACCATCAGCATCGGGCTTTCCGCTCGTTCGCTTCGCTACCTGGCTGGCGCATAAGGACTTCCCATGGCAAAAATCAGGATCGCCCAGAACCCAACATTCAAGGCATTCGTGCTGATTCCGGTTGTTGGAGATGACCCCGAGAAAATCGAGTTCACCTTCAAATATCGGGATCGCCCGGGACTCGCAGCCCTGTTCGATGATTGGAGCGCAAGGGGAAAAGAGATGCGCGCCAGTTTCGGTGAAGGCACCACCCTGTCTGATGTCGTTTCGGCCGAGACCGAGCTTCAGGTGCAGCAGATCAAGGATCTCGTTGTTGGCTGGGGCTTCGATGACAAGTTCGACGACAAGAGCATCCAGGCCCTTGTTAAGTCGTGCCATGGCACCGCCGAAGCGGTCGTGAGCGCCTATCAGAGCGCTTTTAGCCAGGCCCGCCTGGGAAACTGATATCGGCAGCCAAAGCAATGTACGAAAGCGGCCCATCTGCTGAGCAGTTGGGTGTTCTCGGGCTGACGGCTGCCGACCTTGATGATGAAGATGTCGAGGTCTGGCCCTGCAACTGGCCGGCCCTACGCTTATTCAGCAGCATGCGCACTCAGTGGCGAGCGGGCGTTAACGGCGCAATCGGCCTCGACTACAGCAGCATTCACGACGTGGCCGGGTTCCTCGGCATCAAGAAAAAGAAACTCGCCGCAATCTTCTCTGACCTTCAGGTGCTGGAAGGCGAAGCCCTGCGCGTGATGGCAGAGGAAAGGGAAAACAGCCCGTAACCACGGGCACTTATTCAAGGTGAGTCGATGAACATTGCAGAACTCGGCGTCAAGATCGACTCGGCCGATGCAATCCAGGCGAAAAC